AGACACAACAATATCAATTAAACTTTGGTAGATTTGAACAAGGTATTAAAAACATGCAGACATTATTAATTAATAGATTTGATTATGTAAGGTCTACTTATATACCTCAAACAGGTTCAGGAAGTAATAACTCAACGTTAAATTTAAGGGTAAACTAAATGGCAGACTTATCTCAAGTCGCATCATTACCCTTTAACTGTGAAGGTGGATTAGTACTAAACAAATCTACCTTTATGATGCAACCGGGTGAAGCATTAGAACTTAAAAACTTTGAACCTGCTATTGAAGGTGGCTATAGACGTATCAATGGGTACTCAAAATATGTATCAGTAATTGTGCCTTTTACTTCTTCTGATGTAGAAAAAATACTTATGGTTGCTACCTTTGGCAATAAAGTATTAGCAGCTAGAGGTACTAGTATATATAGTGCAACTCCGGGTGGTTCATCATGGACAAGCATAGATAGTGGTAGAACAAGTGCAGGTAAATATGCATTTGAAAGATTTAACTTTGATGGCACAGATAAAATAGTTGTAGTTGATGGTGCAAATGCACCGACTGTATTTAACTCTAGTTTATCTGCAACAGATGTAAGTGATAGCTCAGTAGCAGGTGCTAAGTTTGTTGCTTCATTTAAAAACCATATGTTTTATGCAGGTAAATCAACTACTAAACAAGAAGTAGTATTTAGTGAACCCTTTAATGAAGATGGTTTTAATAGTGGTTCAGGTGCAGGAAGCATAAAGGTTGATGACGAGATAACAGGTATAAAAGTTTTCCGTGATAACTTATTTATATTTTGTGAAACTAGGATATTTAAATTAGCAGGAACTTCAAGTACAAACTTTGCAGTATCTGATGTAACAAGAAATATAGGTTGTATTAATGGCGATACAATCCAAGAATTTGCAGGTGATTTAATATTCTTAGGTCCTGATGGTTTAAGAACCATT